GGTCTGGCAGGGGAAGTTACAGACCATGGTCTGGAACGAACCGGAGATTGAGGATCCGCAAACGACCGTCCTTGAACAGATGCGGCGCGTGGACGCCTGTCGAACCGAGTTCTACGAGCTCGCCCCCTCGCGGACGGCGGGCGATCGCTACGAGTGAGAAAGGACGGTGCATGATGAGAGCGGTACAGATCAAGGTCGGGCAGGACATGGAAGTGGTGGACATTCCCAACGAACTCGAAGCCTTGCAGAAGGTCGTCGGTGGCTACCTCGAGCAGGTCAGCCTGACCGAAACGATGGCGATGCTGATCAACGAGGACGGCCTGCGTCTGCGATTACGCCCGAACCGGGTGGCCTCGGCACTGGCGACCCTGTATTTCAGGGCGCTCGGTGGCATCGTCGGAGACGTGTTGGTCGTCGGCTTCGACGCGGCGACGGGCGAGCTCACGGACCTCGCGACCTGCCCTTGCTGCAACGAACCATGGCCGGGCGGCCAGAAGGCCAGCCTCGGCCCCGTAACGCCATCGCAGGGCCACCATGTCAACTGACGACACCCCACATATCGACCGGGTGATTCTGTGGATGGTGAGCGGCCTGCGAGGTCAGGATCTCCGGGACGCCTGCCTGGGTCGCCTCGGCGTCGAGGCCGACCAGATCGACGGGCTGATCGCCGCCGCCCGTAAGCGTCTCACGCTGGCGGCCGACTACAATCGCGACGAAATGCTCGGCACGGCGCTGACCCGGCTGAACGACCTGTACGGGCGTTGCGTCCGGGCCAACGATCAGGCTGCCTTCGCCAAGGCGCTGTCGATCCAACGGGAGATTAACCGGCTGGCCGGTCTGTACGCCGCCGACGGTGGCGGATCGGATGGCCGCTCCGATGCCGACGGGACGGCGGCGGAGGCCCGCGACGAGCTCGAAGCCGTCGCGGGCCACCTGCTGCCTCTCGCCCTGGCACCGGCGGAGTACCCACTGAGCGAACACGCCCGGCTCGCCGCCGAGCGGATCATCGAGAATGCAGACGAGAAGGGAGAGTGAGCCATGTCAACGATCTACACACTCGGCTACTCGGGCTGGAAGCCCGACGCCATCAAGCGGGTCGCCGAACGGCTGGGGGCGATCGTGCTGGATGTCCGGGCTTCCGCCCGCAGCCGGACGGCCGCCTGGACGGCCAAGGGTTTCGCCGAGTTGCTGGGCGACCGCTACATCCGCTTTCGCGAGTTCGGCAACGTCAACTATCGGGATTGGGACGGGCCGATCGAACTGGCCGCCCCGCAAGCGGGCCTCCTCCGGCTTCGCGAGCTACAGGCGACCTTCCGCAACCAGAACTGCCGCCCGATCATCCTGCTCTGCGCGTGCCCCGATGTTGCGGTCTGCCACCGCAAGGTCGTCGCCGAACTGCTGGCCGGCGAGTTCGGTTGGCCGATCGAGCATCTGACTCCCCACGTCCCGCCGAAACAGGCCAGCCTGTTCTGACCGGAAGGAGCCGCCGTGTTCATCGGATCAATCAATCGCCATATGAGAGACGTGCTTCGCCGCCTCGCCCCGGCCTGGAAGGATCTCCCCGTCTACGTCGCGTGCAGCGGCAACTTCACCGTCGAGCGCATCCTGGCAACTCTCGGCGTCGGTGAACTGCACTCCAACGATGTGTCTATCTATTCCTGCGCCCTCGGCTGGCATCTGTCCGGCCGGGGGCTGTCTGATTATCGAGTCGCCGAAGACGCCCCTGCCTGGGCGTGGCTGGCCGACTATCTGGACGGGGGCGAGGGGACACTGGCGGCGCTGATGCTCCTGTCGGAGATGCTCAAGTACGACAAGAAGAAGCCCACGCCGTACCACGAGCGGATGCTGGCGGCCTACCGCGAAAGCTGGCCCGCCATGCACGCCCGGACGGTCGAGAAGGTCAAGCGTGCCCTCGGCGACTGGCGGATCGCCGCCTTCTTCGCGGGGGACTGCCGGGAGTTCGTTGCTGACGCGCCGAGAGAAGCCGTCTGCGTGTCCTTCCCGCCGACCTACAAGGGCGGCTACGAGAGCCTGTACCGCAAGCTCGACAGCGTGATCGAGTGGCCCGCCCCGGCCTACGAGATGTTCGATCCCGGCGACTTCGAGAAGTTCGTCGCCTCCGTCCGGTCCTTCCGCCACTGGATGACGAGTTCGGATCAGCAGTGCGACGAGCTTGCCGATCATCTGGTCGCGCGAGTACAGACCGGCGTGGCGACCAAGCCGGTGTTCATCTACGCCGGGGGCGCAAAGGCCCGCTGCCTGACCGCCCCCCACCAGAAGACCGCCCCGCGACTCTGGCCGCCCTGCACGGGCGAGATCGCGTGGCCCCTGGCCGTTGTCCGGATTGACGGCCGGATGATGAATACGCTGCGAAGCCAGTACCTCGCCAAGAAGATCATCCCCGTCGGCGCCGGTCGCAACTACGCCGTCCTCACCGGCGGCAGCCGGGTCGTCGGCGCCTTCTCGTTCTCTCTGCCCCGTCCTGGCGGGATCGACGGCATCGAGGCGTACCTGATGAGCGACTTCGCCGTCCGCCCCACGCCGTACCGCCGCCTCTCCAAGCTGGTCCTGGCCTGCGTTGTGAGTACCGAGCTTCGGACCGAGTTGGAACAGTGGCTCTGCCGCCGCGTGGCGACGATCGGAACGACGGCCTTCACCGACAAGCCGGTCAGCATGAAGTACCGGGGGCTGTTCAAGGTACACAGTCGCGGGGAGGGCTGGTGGCAAGGCAAGCACTCGCGAAAGTGAACCGGAAGCTGTCGAAGGCGTCCCTCCGCATCGAGATCGTCCCGGTCGAGAAGTGTCGCCTGTTGGAGAAGAACGCCCGGTACATGAAGGCCGAGCAGTACAGGCAGTTGGTCGAGAACATCGGCCGTGACGGCTGTCTGACTTCCGTTCCGTTCGGCGTCAAGGAGGGCGACGGCTTCCTGATCCTCTCGGGCAACCACCGCGTCCAGGCCGCCCGCGACGCCGGGCTCAAGGAGATTCCGCTGCTCTACACGACGGCGAAGTTGACCCGCGATCAGCAACTCGCGATCCAGCTTTCGCACAACGCGATCGTCGGCGAGGACGATCTGGCGATCCTCCGCGAACTGTACGACGAGATCGGCGACCTCGACTACCGGCAATACTCCGGCCTCGACGACGCGGCGTTAGGCGCGATCCAGGCCCCTCCCCTGGACCCTCTCAGCGAGCAGGCCCTTGAGTACCGCGTCGTGTCGGTCGTCTTCCTGCCCTCGGAGGTCGAGCGGGCCGAGAAGGTCTTCGATCTGGTCATGCGGCGCGCTGACGGGGCGAAGGTGTGGGTCAACCGATTTGCCGACTACGACAAGTGGCTCGATTCGATCACGGCGGCCAAGGAGTCGGCGGGCGTCAAGAACACGGCCACGGCGATCGGCCTGTTGCTCGATCTGGCCGAGAGGCACATCGCGGAGCTCCCCGGCGGGACGGATGGCGACTGACACGCGAAAGCCCGTACTCACCCGCTCCGCCCGCAGCAGCTACGAAAGGAAGAAGACGCGGGCGACGGCACGCGAGCGCGCCGTCAGCCGCCTCGCTCGCGACATCGGCCCGATCCCGCCGGTCGCCGACCCGGCAAGGAAGGCCCGGACGCTCCGCAGCCTGTTCGCCTTCGCCGAGAGCTACTTCCCCAAGCGGTTCTTCCTGGATTGGTCCGACGACCACAGGGCCGTCATCCGCCGCCTGGAATACGCCACGAAGTACGGCGGCCTGTTCGCCCTGGCGATGCCGCGAGGCAGCGGCAAGACCACGCTCTGCGAGGTCACGACGATCTGGGCGGTCCTGGCGGGCTACCGGGACTTCGTGATGCTCATCTGCGAGAACCGCCCGCTGGCCGAGGATCGGCTGGGCGGGATCAAGGTCGAGCTCAGTCGCAACGACCGGCTGCTGGCCGACTACCCGGAGGCCGTCTACCCGATCCGCTGCCTGGAAGGCGAGAACCGCCGGTCCTGCGGCCAGCTTCACCACGGGCAGCAGACCTTCGCCCGCTGGGGCGACCGGGAGATCGTCCTGCCGACGATCCCCGGCAGCCGGGCCTCCGGCGCGGTGATCCGCGTCGCGGGGATGACCAGCGGCGTCCGGGGAACGCTGGTGACCAAGCCCGACGGCAAGCAGATCGGCCCGTCGTTCGTCCTGCTCGACGACCCCCAGGATGACGAGATCGCGCTGAACCCGATCCGGGCCGCCAAGCGGGCCGCCCTGATAAACGGGGCCGTCCTGAACATGGCCCGGCCGGGCACGAAGATGACCGCCGTGATGACCTGTACCAAGATCGCCCTCGGCGACGTGGCCGACATCTTCCTCGACCGGACCAAGAGCCCCGACTGGCAGGGCGAGACGTACAGGATGATGCGGTCGATGCCCGCCCGGATGGACCTGTGGGACCGCTACGCCCGCCTCCGCCGCGACGAGTTCGCCAGAGACGGCGACGGGGCGGAGGCGACGGAGTTCTACCGCAAGCATCGCGCTGCGATGGATCAGGGCGCCGACGCCGCGTGGCCCGCCCGGCACAACGCCGACGAGATCAGCGGCGTCCAACACGCGATGAATCTGATGTTCCGAGACGAGGCCGCCTTCTGGGCCGAGTACCAGAACGAGCCCCGGCAGGACGGGGGCGAGGCCGACCGGCTGACCGTGGCCGACGTGGAGGACAAGACGGGCGGCCTCCCTCGCCGCGCCGTCCCGGTCGGCTGCAACACGCTGACGATGTTCGCCGATGTCCACGACAAGCTGCTGTACTGGTGCATCTGCGCGTGGGCCGACGACTTTACCGGCCACGTCATCGACTACGGGACGTGGCCCGAGCAGAAGGGCCGGGCCTATTTCACGCTCCGCGACGCCCGCCGGACGCTCGGGCGGAAGTACCCCAAGACCGGGCGCGAGGGGGCGATCCTGGCCGGGCTGAAGGACCTGCTGGCCGCCAGCCTGGACCGCACGTTCGAGCGGGAGGACGGGGCGGAGATGCGGCTGGATCGTGTCTTGGTCGATGCGGGCTACCTGCCTCGGCAGGTCGGGCAGGCGATCCGGCTGGCCGGTTCGGCGGCCGTCTGGCCGAGCCGGGGCGTCGGGATCGGCGCCGCCCATCGCCCGTTCAGTGAGCACAAGCGGAAGAAGGGCGAGCGGGTCGGCGACAACTGGATGATCCCCGCCGTGACGGGCACACAGGAGCTTCGGCACGTTCGGATCGACACGAACCACTGGAAGACGTTCGTCCACGCCCGCCTCGCGACAGCCCTCGGCGACCCCGGCTGCCTGAGCCTGTGGGGGCGGGATGGCAGGACCCACCGCCTGTTCGCCGATCACGTTGCGGGCTCCGAGTTCTTCGTCGTCACCGAAAGCCGGGGCCGGAAGGTCCAGGAGTGGAAGACGTACCCGACGCGGCCGGACAACCACTGGTTTGACTGCCTTGTCGGGTGCGCCGTCGGGGCGAGTCTGTGCGGGATCACGCTGTGGGGCCGGGCGGTTCGGCGTCGCGGCAAGAAGAAGCGACCCAAGGTTACGTACATCGAGTAGCGACGGGAGAAGATGCGATGACACGGAAGGCAGCGAAGAAGGTCAAGAAGGTCAAGAAGGCCCCGAAGCGGTCGGGCCGCCCGAGAGGCGCCCGGAATCGCGACCTCGATACGGTCAGCGGCGAGGCGACCCGGTGCCGTAAGTGCGGCAGCACGGACCGGGAGCCGTACTTCGGCAAGCGGACCCTCGACTACGCGGGTACTACCCCTGATGGCAAGCCGTACACGCGGGTCGTCTGGCGGCGTACCGTGTGCCGTAGCTGCGGCCAGCACCGGATGGACAAGAGCTATGAGTACACGCCGGGCGAGCCGCAGGAGGCCCGTAGGGGGCTTGGGGCGATCTGACACTCCAACCCCCTTCGGAGGGGGCGATCGTCGCCCTGGGGCCGCCCTGCGCCCCCCAGGCGACCTTCCAGGTCGCGAAAAGATATTCGGAATCCGAATATCCGGCCCGGGAGCGACTTGCGGACGCAGGAAGCGTCTGGTAGACTAAATAAGGATGGGCCGGGCCGGTTTTCCGGCCGGGAGCAAGGCCGTGCGGGGCCGCACTCCTGCACGGTCTTTTCCTTGCGAAGATCGCGGGATGGCGCAGTTGGCAGCGCGACGGGCTCATGCCCCGTAGGTCGTCGGTTCGAGTCCGGCTCCCGCTAGTGAGATGGCCGACAACAGCGTCGAAATCGCGAAGCTGGAAGCTGTGCTGAACTCCGGCGCCGAGACGATGACCGTGGACGGCATGACCGTCCGCGTGGACATCCGGCAGCTTCGCCAGCGGCTTCGGGAGCTTCGGGCGGCCGACGACACCCACCGGTTCAAGCGGCCCGCCGTCGCCAGTGTGGACCTCAGCGGATGGTGATTCTCGAAGACCAGACTGCCGCCGCCCTTCGCCGGATGGACCGCCGGGCCCTCCGCGATCTGGGCACGCGCTTCGGCTACGACGCGGCCGACACCACGCGCAAGCGGCGTAAGCCCCCGCCGAGCATCCAGCAGAGCGAGGACGCCGCGCTGTCCGACGGCGATCGCAAGAAGCTGCTCGGCACGGCGCGGGATCTCCGCCGCAACTTCCCGGCGACGGGCTGGGCGATCCGCAAGCACCTGGACTATGTTTCAACCTTCACGTTTCAGTGTCGCACGCCCCACGACGAGCTCAACCGGAAGGTCGAGGAACTGGTCGGCTGGTGGTCGCGCCCCGGCAATTTCGACGCCGCCGGGCGTCACGGGCTGCGCCGCTTCACTCGCCTTCTCGAAGAGCGCCGCGTCGTCGATGGTGATGTCTTCGTCGTTAAGCTCCGCGACGGCCGCGTCCAGGCGATCGAGGGCGATCGCGTCCGCAAGCCGCAGCGGGGCGCCCCGGTCAACGTGGATTGGAAGGAGTACACCCACGGCGTCCGCACCACGAGCGCGGGGCGGATGAAGACCGTCTGTATCTGCAAGCGCAAGGCCAACGGCCTGGGCTACGAGTTCGATCGCCTCGTTCCCGCCCGGCACATCGAGCAGCACGCCTTTTTCGACCGCTTCGATCAGGTTCGGGGCATCAGCCCGCTCGCCCCGGCGGTCAACTTCTTTCGCGACCAATACGAGGGGATCGACTACGCGCTGGCGAAGGCGAAGGTCGCCCAGCTATTCGGCCTCATCTTCTACCGCGACGCGATCGAGTCGCCCGGCGATCTCGGCGGGGGCAGCCGAGACGACGACGGCGACGGCGAGCCCGACGACGACGCGGAGGACAAGAGCAGCTACGAGATCGACTTCGGCAAGGGGCCGTTCGTCGCGGACCTGAACGCGGGCGACCGCGCCGAGTTCCTTGAGAACCGGACACCCAGCGGCGAGTTCGCTGCCTTTATGCAGACCGTCTGCGGCCTCGCCCTCAAGAGCCTCGACATCCCCTACAGCTTCTATGACGAGGCGTATACGACCTACTCGGGGGCCCGTCAGGCGTGGCTGATGTACGAGCAGTCCGCCGACAGCAAGCGGCGCGACCTCCAGGACGTACTCGACGCCCTGACCCGCTGGCGCATGGGCCTGTTCGTCGAGGATGGGTGGATCGATCTCGAAGCGTACGGCCTGACGATCCCGCAGTTGACCTGGGAGTGGGTCCCGGCGGGCATACCCTGGATCGACCCGCTGAAGGAGGTCAAGGCCGACGTGGAGGCCGTCAACAACGGCCTCGCCAGCCGAACCGACCTGCTGCGGGCGCGGGGGAAGGACTTCGAGCAGGTTGTCGAGGATCTGCGTCGCGAGAACGAAATGCTTGCCGGTCTGCTGAGGGGCAAGCCCCTGGTGGATATGGTGACTCCTGCCGGAGCGACGAATGAATGAGCAAGACACCGTCCGGGAAGTGCCCGCCGCCGCCCTCCGCTTCGGCCTCGGCATCTGCGAGTTCGGGGACAACGGAGAAGACGCCAAGAGTGCGCCGATCCGCATGGTCGCCCGGTCCGGCAAGCCGCTGCATCATTGGTATTGGGGCAAGGTCGCCCATGACCTGTCCGGTATGCACCTGCATAAGTCCCGCCTGCCCGTGGACTACTGCCACGAGTGGAACGAGGTCCTTGGCTACCTGAACCGTTTTGAGAGGGAGCCGGGTGAGGATGGCGTTCCGAACCTCGTCTGCTACGGGGCCCTGACGCCGTTTGGCGAGGCCGACCGCGCCAGCGAGGTCATCCACAAGGCCCGGTCGGGCGTGCCGTATGAGGCGTCCATCAGCTTCGGCGGCGAGGGAATCGTTATCGAGGAAGTGGGCGAGGGGGCCACCGTCCAGGTCAACGGCTACGATTTCGAGGGCCCTGGCGTCGTGATTCGCCAGTGGCCGCTGCGGGGCGTGGCCGTCTGCCCGTACGGGGCGGATCAGAACACCGCAAGCGAACTGTCCGAGAAGGATCGGACAGTACAGATCACTGTACTGAGTCAGGAGCGAGCCATGTCAGACGAGCAGCCCGTCGAGGCCGAGGGCAACGAGGCCGTCGAAGCGGACGCCGCAAGCAACGATACCCCCGTCGAGGGCGCGGACACCCCGCCCGTCGAAGCGGACCACACCCCCGACGAGCAGGATGGCGAGGCCGACGATTCGGCCGTCGAAGCCCCTGCCGACAGCGACGCCGCGATGGAGACGCCCGACGCCGAGGCCGAGGACGATTCGGCCGTCGAAGCCGATGGCGATACCGACGCGGACGGGTCGGACGGCGACGCGGAGCTCGCCGCCGGGCCCGCCGAGTGCAAGCGCTTCATCGAGGCGTTCGGGCCAATCGGCGCGCAGTGGTACGCCGAGGGCTTGCCTTTCACCGAAGCGCGGGACCGGCAGGTCGAGCACCTGTCGGCCGAGAACGCCGAGCTCCGCAAGCGGCTGGAAGACCGGGGTGAGAAAGAGCCCCTGTCCTTCAGCGAAGACCCGACCGGCGGCGGCGAGGACTCGCTCGCCGGGCGGGACCCGAAGAACCTCACGAACAAGCTGGGCAGGAATCTTGCCCGCGTCGCCGGGGGCATTCGCATCGCCCCGCCGACGAAGCGGTGATCTGCCCGGCGTAGGGAGACGAGCAAATGGCAGCCGAGTATCCGACTCTGTTGGACATCGCCATTGCGTCCGGTAACGACGCGGTGGTCGGGCTGGTTGACGAGGCCAGCAAGGCGCATCCGGAGCTCACGATGGGCTTCGCCCGCACGATCGAGGGCATCAGCTACAAGACCCTGATCCGCACGGGCCTGCCGACCGTCGGCTTTCGCGATGCCAACGAAGGCGTCGAGCCGAAGAAGGGCACGTACGAGAACCGCCGGATCGAGTGCTACATCTTCAATCCCCGGTGGGAGTGCGACAAGGCCGTCGCCGACGTGTTCGAGGACGGCCCCGAGGCGTTCATCGCGCTGGAGGCCGCCGGGATCATGGAGGGCGCGGCGCAGCATCTCGCCAGCCAGTTCTACTACGGCGTGGCGAACGACGCGAAGGGCTTCCCCGGCCTTCAGGCGATGGTCAACAGCGCCATGGTC